ATAATTACTGCATTTGTTTTGTACGCCATCTTTCTGCCTTTCTAAATTAAATTATTATTTATATGGAACCCACACTGTAACATAGGTATCGTCCCTCAGGGCAAGCCCCATGTCTCTTTGTTCGTGGCTCTGACGGGTTATGTTATTTTTCTTCATAAACTCGTTATCGCACATCTCTCTGAATTGACTTCCACACATAAACGTCGCGTTGCTATCTACCTCCTCAACTGCCTCTTTGTTTGTCCTATTTTCAAGATTCATCTTTCCCTTTCTATGCACCTGCAAGTTCTGTAGCTTTATCTAATGCTTCTGTTAATATTTCTTCGATCAGTTTTACGCAATCTGCGCAGAAGTCTAATTCCCAGTGTGCCAAACCAGGGCCCGGCGTATCTTGGTTTATTACCATTGTGTAATTAGTTTCAGGACTCTTGCACATGTTACATATTTTCATTATTATTCCCTTTTTATGCACAGTGTGTAGGTCCATCACAGGCACACACCACAACACCGTTAAGTTTAAGAGGGCTGCCAATGCCATGATGCTCAAAGTCATACCCAAAATTGAAATGGCCGAAGCTTTCCTTGCTCATCGCCTGAATCATCATTTCTTTATAGTCTGCTAGCGATAGGAATATGTGCGTAGGCCTTCCAGCCTCATTTATTAGCTTAATCATTTTATTCTTAATGCAGTCCATAATCTTTCCATTTTTATGCCGCTGCTATCTGGCTTAACACGCTATCATCTTCAATCTTTTTAGATAAATTCGGAACCATTCCCGATGCCTGTTCCGCAAGCTGTAGCTGTTGCTTTTGTTCCAGTTCCTGCGCGGCAATGGCCTTTATATCTGCTACGTCTTCCCTGTTGACTATTATTTCTTCTGGCGAGTTGCCTGATTTAAGTATCTTCTGCATAAGCTCATCGCCGTCATAATTGACTTCCGAATCAGGTGCAACACTCAGAACCTCCCTTATATTCGCTACAGTCTGAAGCAAAGTGCCAGTCTCGTAGTATTGTTGTAATATCTGAGCTAAAGGCCCGATGTACTGTATATCAATCCTGCCGTTCTGCGACTGCAAAACCTCATCCGGGACTTCCGGGGCTCTGCCTGAATTAAGCTCGATCTCATATATCCTGTCAAACTCCCGATCAGTAATCCCGCCAAGCGTACCCAGGAACGGAGCCATCAAGACCGCACGTTCTGCCTGCATACCCCTAACCATATCAATATTTTGATAAGCGGACGGGTCTGCACTGTTCAGGGCAAGGAATAAAGACTTACCGAACCGATTATTAACCAGTTCCTGCCATTTCTCGTGATTATTCTCGCCAAACGGATAACCACTGCTGTCAATCAACCGGGATACGAGGTCGCCCATTTTCAAGCCCTGCATCTCTTTATTACCAACAAAGGTCTTGCCGCCCGCTCCGGTTCTTAGTTTATGTTTCAATGCCGAAGGAATCAGCATTGCCGGCCTTGATGCCTGCCCTGACGCTATCAGAATATCCCTGCCCATAAAGTTAGCGGTAAGTATCTCAACAAACATTTGACTTACGATACCCCTGCCATACGATTCGGTGCTCGGTCTGTTAAGACTCCAGGGGATAGGATTAAGTGTCTCCGAACCGTCATCCTTGATTATCTTTTTGAACTCTACATTCAAATACTTATGCTGCCACTTCATATTTACAACGCCGGCCTTACCGGGCTCGTAATCCTTATTCTTGTGTATGGCGTGGATTATCTCGCATTTCTGGTTAGGACTATTCTCAAGTGCCAGTTTTTGGCTTTCGCTTAGACTTCCCTCGCCGAACTCATCCTTGATCTGGCCGATAGTCTTATTGAATCTGTGATGAATAGCAACCACCCGACCCCAGAAATCCCTTCTTATCCTGAACTCGCGAGGATGAGGACACATAAACATCTGCTTGCCGGATTCTTCGTCATGCTCGATATACATGAATGAATCACCGATAACGCCGGCGTCATTGATGCTTACAAGCTTCTGATTGTAGTAATTAGCTTCATCGGGCCCGCTTTGGGTAAGAACCGCCCGCAGGTGCTCGTCGGTGTCCTGTAACCATTGCCGGACTCGCTTACTCTCCATCAGCTTCATATCTGACATTTGCTGAACCCACCAGTTTGTAGACTTCGGCATGTAGTTTCCGAGGATCCCATTACCCCAAACCTCCCTTGCAGCTATGGCCGTAGGATCATAAATGACGCGAGATTTCTTGGTTCGCTTCTTATCGTCAAACGTGTTATACCAGTCCATCGCAGGCTCGCGGCCGGGATACGTCAACTGGATTGCAAGCTCTTTAAGCTTTTCGCAGTCCCTAAACTCGGTATCCATTCGCTCTTGCTCATCAATTATGTTTTTAGGTGTTATGGTCATTAAATCAAACCTTTCGCTATCCAGACTATTTTACAACCGATCACAAATAGGCTAATTGGCCACCATACCAGAAGCGGCTCATTGCAATCAATTACAATAAGCTTCAGCGATGTAATAGAAAACATTATTAAGAATATTCCAAAAAGTATACTTTCCATCATTAACCAGCTCCCAACTTCATTGTGTTGTCCTTGCAATCGTCACAAAGCCCTGATTCGTGCCATGGCGGATCTGGAATCTGTTCCCCGCATTTATAACACGTCTTTGCGTGTAAAAATTGTCCGAGTACATATTTCCGGGTTTCTTTGACCTGACTACTTTTTATTATAAATGTCATTAACCGGCTCCCAGAGTCTTACGTTTAATATTAGCCTCGGCAGTAACTTGATTAAGTATAGTGGCTCTTCGCCGCTTTGCCAAAGCCTTGCGGGTAGTCTCATCGGCGATATTGCTCTGCTGGATTTTCTCGATTGGCTGAGCCACTTCCTGCCTCGGAGTTTTCGGTTTTCCGCCAAATAGTGAGTTACTCATTACTTACCTTCCGTCCGATGCTTCTCTCTCAACGTGTTCCGGAGAAACGTATAAGGGTTATCCTTTTTAAATTCAGTATCATCCATGACGATACACGCAGAGCATAAATTTTTATAGCCATCCTTACCTATAATCCTGTTTAGATACAGGCTATTATCTTTGCAGTTTGAGCATTTCATTTTGTCACCTTTATAAGTTACTCAGCCCCATCGGCTGATATTCGTCTTCGCAATAATCATCATCGTCATGCTTCTTTATCGGCCCCTTAAATCCTAATACCTGGCCGCCGATGTCTTCGTAATTGTATGCCATAGCAAGATGTCTGTGAGCGTCCATCATATGTCTGTGCCATGTTTTTGCCGGTGAATCGTGATAAACTGTCTCAGCGTCAGAACTAAGAGCCATATTCTTTTTTTTGCCATATCCGGCAGCAGCCTTCAAATACGTTGCACACTTACCCTCATTGATCTCCAGTTGGCCCCAAATACCCCGACCAGCCTCGATACCGTCATTGAAGGAATGAGCTAAAACTGGCGTTATATCAAATCCAAGCTCCGAAGCTAAATCGAGGGTGGTTCTACCTGTTTGGAATCTACTTGACGTTCCGTGTTTTAATTCAGGTCCGGCAAAGTGTCCGCCGTATACGTAAGGTTTCGACTGAAGAACTTTAGCCCAGTTTGGCAAGCCTAACCCTTCATTGTCCCAATAATCGTCAATAATCCTTATGCCAGTATTCAGGAATTGAACAAACATAACGGCAGTATACATATCACCAGTGTCGCTGAATGTATATACTTTCTGCGATTCCTCCCACTTATACGCCCCTATTCTCTTTTCCTTGCGGGCTTTGGCTAAATCTCTACCGTAATAAGTTCCTTCTTTGAATGTCGGGAATAAACCTAAAACCCTGTATCGAGTACCATCGCCGTTGACGCCATACTTCTTTTCAATGCGTTCGACAAACTCCCTACCGGCCAGACCAGGTATTACTCTACGACGTTCTTTATAGTTAGGCGTGTCTTTGCCACTTATCGTAATTACATAAAACCCAAGGTCTGACATGTAAGGAGCGTTGCCGTTATTCTTTTCTGGATCGCTTGAATAGCAGGACTTAGCGAAATCGCACTCAGGGTCTGTAGGGTTACCAATAGCCACCAACTTACAATGATCATCAGTGATGAGAGCCTCAACTGCTGTACGCCAAATCTGGGGCATTATACCGCATGCCTCATCTATTACTACCAGGACGAATTCATTATGCCAGCCCTGCATCTTTGTTGCGTGTTCTGCTGTGCTGTCAGGACTGGTGCTAAAGCCTATTGCAAAGTTTTTCTCCCATTGTTCGCGTTGTTCTGGCTCTAATTGTTCCAATACCTCTTTTGTCGGCTTAACGTCCCAATCAAGAGTATTCATTTTGCCGCCCAGGGGAACCTTTGCGCCTGAGAATGCTGCATGTATTTCACGCCAAAGCTGATTTTTGACCAGATTATCGCTTGGTGCGGTAGTCACCACGGTTGACGGTTGGAAGCACATTTTGAACCAGGGGACAATAACCCTCCCAAGGCTGAATGTTTTGCTGACTGAATGTCCAGCACGCACACAAACAAGCTGATGATCACGAATACCCTCAGCCATTTCTCGCATCTTTGGCCAGACATATTCCGGCTTTAACGACAATATGCCCGTAGCAAAGCCAATCGGATCTTTTCTGTACCCGATAAGTTTGTCGTGTATTGCCTGCATATCTTTGTTGATTTTTACCACTATTTACAAACCCTCGTTTTTGTTGTATGCGTATTTACATACTTGCTTTCGCCATGTCGCATTTTATAGCCTCAATCTGTTTCTTGGTCAATTCAAACCATTCTCCGTGCATGTTACAGTCCCAGAGTTCCCGATGGGTATTACCTTCGGCTACAGTGGCCTCTTGTTTACTTGCGAACCCACAAGTCATTAGTAATGCCAATCGTAATGGATTAGCCGTCTGTAACCCAGCAAGCCTCTCTTCTGGCCTGTCCGATATGCCAATCTTGTAATACGGCAAGTCACCGCACTGAATTAAATACACGAAGCACATTGTTAGATATTTACTCATAAAATTGTATTCGCCCGTATTTCCAGAGCCTCAGAGGGATTTTTATTACTCACGTTTATAGATTTACTCATTATGACTGCCCTGCGACAATCGCCACAATATCTGTTAAGGTTAAGCCCTTCTGTTCATTGTCCTCTTTGTACCCTCCAGTATGCTTCATTAGCATATCGGAAGCCTTAAGCTCTGCATTATAATTATCGTCGTCTTTTGCTCGGCGGTGCGTATCAACAATATCAATAACTACGCTTTCTGCCGTTATGCCGCATTTATCAGCTATTTGCTTGTCAAGGTAATCAAGACGACTCTTAACCTTAACGATACTTAATAATTGGCAACCTTTGACATCAGCGGTTTTCTCGCTATATTTCGCATCCTTAGCGGCTTGAGTTGCATTCTTGCAGGCATGATAATATTGGCAGTATGCCTCATATTGCCTGTTATTCAGCGGCTTTGAGTAATCAACTATCTTTTTCGCTTTTTTAGCCATTGAGCAAACCTCGGAGTATTTCTTGCTTGATTTCCAGGTTATCAACCAGCTTTTCCATGTCCATTATTATTACCTGCTGCTCGTCTGTTTCGGCGTTAGCCAGGTGTACTAAGTCGCCCCTTATTCGCTGTATATGATTTTGCAAACTGATTATCCGGTAATCCATGTTTATATTATAACACAATCCTGCTATAAGTCAAGTAAAAATAACATTATTCTGCTATTTTTTTTTATTTTCCTGTTTTTTCCTGTTTTTTCTTGACTATCTTGTTATCCGTGGTATATTTAAGTTATAAGTTAATATTATTTTATTTTAAAGGAAATGAATCATGAACACTTATGTAATCGAGCAAAAGATGAGCGGGACTGGCAGTATATATGATTTAGCGTCTGATAAATTTGATCGAGAGATTAAATTTCCTGCGGGCTCAAAATATGCTGTTATACTTGTTGCATATTATGGCGGCAAGGGTTATACCACTCACAAAACCACCGAGGCCGCGATTGCCAAATCAAAATCATTACACGAGTACTCTCATGCGATTATTGATTGCGATGGCAATGAGTACGGTATCAATGGTGATATGTTGGTGCGTATCTAACCTTCCCCCTGCAATGGTTCGCCGGTTCGATTCCGGCAGCGGGGTTTAAATGTTAATTGTTATTTTATTAAGGAACTGGTATTATGAAATACATGGGTAGTAAAAGGCGAATTGCCAAATATATAGCACCGATTATTCAGGCTCATATTGATTCGGGTCAATACAAGACCTATATTGAGCCTTTTGTCGGTGGTGCTAATATGATTGAGCATATTACATGCGAAAAGCGTATCGGGTGCGACTTAAACGGTTACCTGATCGAACTCCTGCAGTTCGTTGCGGACGGACACGGCCACGCTTTACCAGATGAAATATCAGAAACACTTTACAATCTTATCAAAAATAATCATGATGGATATGATTCTTGGCTTGTTGGCTTTTGTGGGTTTAACGCCACGTTTGGCTCTAAGTGGTTCGGTGGCTATGCAAGGCCGAGAAAAGGTACAGGCTATGATAGAGACGTTATATGTGGTAAGAACGCCCTTATTAAACAAGCCCCCTTAATCGCCGATGTAGAGTGGCATATATGCTCATATCGTAATTGGGCTCCCGAAAATTGTGTTGTTTACTGTGACCCCCCGTATCAAACAACCACCAAATACTCAACTGGTGGATTCAGTCATAAGGAATTTTGGCTGTGGTGCCGTAAGTATAGCCGCCCTGAATACAATAACTGCATCCTTGTATCTGAATACGAAGCCCCTGAAATGTTCGCTAAATGTATCTGGTCAAAAGAAATCGAAAACACACTATCAAAAGATGCTAAGGGTAAAAAAGGCGTCGAGAAACTATTTTGGGTAAAACCTTAAACTAGTCCAGTTCCAGGCTCCTGTCCGGTCTTGCGTAGAGATCGGGCGGGGGCTTTTAAATTTTATTAAGGAGTTAGAAAAATGAAACCAAAATCAATTATAACGCTTTTCGGGACAGACGAAGAAAAGGAAGCAATGCAGGAAATAAGGAACGCCATCGCTGGGAAACGTGACCTCTCCTGGACTGATTTCATACTTGAGCATTTCGGAGTCCGTAAGACTCCGAAATCTGACACCCAACAGTAAGGCTGAAATGACATTATTCTGCTAACTTTAGTCACTATATTGCTAAGGTTAGCTATTATGCGAGTTTAATTTTGACTATTGTTTTATATAGGTTATTCTTTAAGGGTAAGCTAATTTTAATTTTATAATAATTCATTTCCTTCCCCCTGGCTCGTTTATGGCTCGCGGGCTGGGGGGGCATTTACAGGGGACTTATCATGGAATTTGCATTATTAACGTTGTTTTTTAATATGATTGTGAGGCAGTTAAAATGAGTGAAATACGTTTTTACGCAGTACGGAAACAAGACAAATCAAACATTGTACGTAAATACAAAAATAGCGTTTTTATCACTTATTCTGCTTCGTTTGCGAATTCAACCAAGAAGTTGATTCCGGTGGTTGATATTATTGATTGCGTAATCAAAGGAAAACCGTTGTATACGATGGATGGATACAATCGAAAACGGGAACTGTTTACCCGTTTTTTTAACTTTTATAAAGCAGAAAGTAAGGAGATATAAAAATGAACTTCAAAAATGACGTCAAATTAGAACAAACGCTCAAAAGAGCGGAAACTTATAAGGATATAACGTCCGAAGCGTGCCGAAGGGCTGCCGAAGATGGTTACATGAGAATCGTATATATGACCACCGGCGCAAGTTATGGCGTAAGGCTTGTTGGCGTAGACAAGCAACTGGGGGATATAACTTTATGTCTTTGCCGTCCCGATGGCAAGGTGATAGAAAAGGGAGAAACAAAATGAGCATAAATAACAAAATACGGAGATTTTTAAGGGCTTTGCGGTTTTGGAAATGGACAGCCAAAGATTTCCGCAAAGCCGGTGTTGATACAAGGTATGCCAGCGAAATCGTTAAGCCGGATTCGCCGGGAACCCCGGAAAGGCCGGCGAACAAGGACCAGCTTAAGGCCAGATATTTATTGTCGGATGCTTTCCTTGCAGTTAGCCAAGAGCGATTACTTGAATGCGAAAAAAAGCTCGAAGACGCTGCCCATGCTCTTAGTGTGATCGAGTGTCTAACCTACGAAAAGCCATTTCTGTTTGCCGATGAAATATGTAAAATCCACGAAATAGCTCAAGAAGCCTGGCGGAAACAAAATGAGTAACGAAAAAACCTGTTCGCAATGTGGCCAAACAACGTCAATGCCGTTTCATACTTGCCGAAACGCAAAATACGAGAAACTAGCTCAAAAATGCTTCAGTAAATCATATTTTGAGCTTGATCTTGACGACAGAATTTTAATTGAAGATTTATATAATGAAAGGAATGAATAATGGGAATGCACGAAAGAGCAGATCGAGAAGCGGAATTTTTAGAACAGGGATTAGCAAGCGGCGACATAACCGAAACCGAATACAATCGCTACATGAAAGAGCTCGGCGAGGAAATGAGACAATACGAACAAGGAGAATACCAATGTCACAAGAACTAACAGTCTTTAAACCTTTTGAAGCAGACCTGGCGACTCTTGAAGAATCGAATGCCGGTATGGAATTTGAAGATACACCGGACGGCATAGCGGACCGACGGGTTTGGTATAAAAAACTCCGCAAGGGTAACTCGGCACTTAATAAAATCCGCATAGAAGCTAAAGCGGAGTACCTCCGTCTTGGGCGTGAGGTTGACGCTGAAGCCAAAACTATCCAGGTGCGGCTTGATGTTATGGAGAAACCTCACAAGACCGCCCTGGACGCTATCGAGGCCGCCATACAAGCCGAGATAGACACCAAAGCTGCCGAGGCCGAAGCTAAAGCCGCAAAAGATGAAGCCGACCGTATTGCAGATATCGAAGCCCGCGAGAAACGTATCGAAGAACTGGAAGCTAAGATCAAAGCCGACGATGATGCAGCTAAGGCCGAAGCCGACCAAATTGAACGGGAAAAGCAGATTGAAGCCGACAAACTCGCAGCGGTTGAAGATGCAAAGCGGAAAGCGGAGATTGACGCCATAAATGCTAAGGTGTTGGCAGATAAGGCAGTAAAGGATGCTGTTGAAGATGGGCGCAGAAGAGCCGAAGCTACTGCCCATAAGCTCAAAAACGACCGCATAGCCGCCGAACTTAAAGAAAAGAACAAACAGGTAGAACTTCACGCAATCAATGCTAAGGTTTTGGCTGGCAAGCAACTTGCAGAAGCCCTCTTCAAGGAAAGACGCATCGCCCACGACAAGGAAAACGCCCGCATAGCTAAAGAGTTGGCCGAAAAGAACAAACAGGCAGAACTTCACGCGAAAGAAGCCGAGCGGGTTGCTGATGTTAAGCACAGAGAAAAAATTGAACAGGAAATTATCGAAGTAGCGGCAATGGTGATTGACGAAAGCTTAAATATGGAGCCTGACCAAATAGCCAAGGAAGTTCTCGCCTCCATCATCGCTGGAGAAATCCCTCACATTAAAATTGTTTATTAGGAGTAATCATGGAATACCCCATCATTTACGAAGACATAATCCAGGGAAGCCCTGAATGGCACGCATTAAGGCTTAAAGTTCCAGTAACAGCCACTAAATTCGCAACGATAATGTCGAAAGGTCCGGGAAGAGGTAAGCTCCAGGATGATCTTGTCGAGGAATGGTTGTCGAAGAAACGCAAGGAATCCGTCCAGACTAAGTACATGCTTGACGGCATTGAGGCAGAACCGGAGATTCGGGCTGAGTACGAAAGACGAAACAGCTTTGATGGGTATAAATGCGAAGTCCGTCAAGTTGGTTTTATCCAGCGTAGCGAGTATGTTGGCGCAAGCCCTGATGGTTTGGTTGGCCCAAATGGTATAGAGATGAAACGGGTTATTTTATCGACCCAGCGTAAATACATTGAAGGCAAAAAACTGCCCTCGCCTTATAGCCCGCAGGTGTACGGTAATATATGGTGTCGTGGGCCTCAATGCAAATGGTGGGATTTTGTGAGTTGGTGTCCGGAATGCGTTAAAATACCTTACTGGAGCATTCGCATACCCCGCGATGAAAAGAGAATCGCAGAAGTTGATGTAAAAGTAACTAAATTCGTAGACGAACTAAAAGCAAGAATAGACGCATTGCGTTGCCCTTTTTAAGGAGATTATCACATGGAAACCAAAGTAGATGAACCTCAACAGGAAATAGTAAAAGCAGAACCACAGGCAATACAGCGGATAGAAATACCAGCCGATGCTCCACTGATGACAAGATTAGCTATGATGATGGAAGCTGGCATAAAGATAGATATTGTCCTATTGGAAGGCCTCGCGAAATTGAACAGGGAAAATAAAGCTGATTTAGCCCGCGAAGCTTTCAATGTGGCTTTAGCGGCATTCAAATCGGAAGTCCCTCAGATTAGCAAAAATAGAACTGTCGGATATACCGCTAAGGGACAGCATGTAGGATACAAGCATGTAACACTTGATCTCATCACGAATACGATCAATCCGTTCCTTAGTAAACACGGGCTGTCTACAACGTGGGACACCGAAAACTTGCAGGATGGCTCTATTAAGGTCACTTGTGAACTCGCTCACGAAATGGGCCACTTCAAGAAAGTGAGCTTAGCAGAAAAGAAGGACACTACCGGCAGTAAAAATTCTATCCAAAGCGGGGGCAGTACCATTACTTACTTGAAACGCTATACTCTTGAATGCGTTACGGGGATTACTGCTGTGGATGATGACGATGACGGTGCAGGTGCGGGAAATAATACCCAGGAAGCACCAGCTTTCAAACCGCTGACCCCTGCCGACATCGCTGTTATTGATGCAATTTGCGCTAAAATAGAACCCGCTGGCCCCGGCTTTGTCATCAACAAAAAACGTATAGGAGCCTTGCTAATCGAACATAACCGGGCGAAGTTAATTATGGCTAATGTCGCCAAAGGTGCTGCGTGGGTAATGACGCACGGCGACCATGACCTATACGAACCAATTAAGCTGGATGACGAAAAACCCGGAAAGTTTGAATAAGATACTAAAAAAATATAAGGAGTAAGATTATGAGTGAATTTACAAAAGGCGAATGGAAAAGAGAAGGTAATCGAAACATCGTTAATTACGACAGCAAGGGCATTGTAGATATTGCTGTTGTTTTAGGCCCCCTAGAAAGTAAAGAAGCTGACGCTAATTTTAATTTATTATTATCCGCCCCTGATATGTATGAGGCATTAAAGGAGTTGACTGATATTGTTTGCGCCATTATTGATGGGCGAATGGATGATAATGCAATTAATTGTCTTAACCTGAACCCGGCTAAATCTGCATTAGCCAAAGCCGAAAACAAAGACTAAATAAGCATGGACGATCGAAGGGGACGGATCCCCTCTTGCTTTAACTGTGGAACTGAATAAGGATTAAATCGTGTCCGAAAAGATGAGATTTTGTATTGTTTGCCAGCGAAAGCACAGGTTTATGTCGACACCTTGGATTAAATGCTTCGGGTGCCCGGCGGAATATTGCAACCTTTACCACGAAAAAGACACGATTGTTAAGGTTATAGGTCACGCTAACGGCTATAGTTGGCCTGTAAGGACTGGTCAGACGCTTAAGCAGTTCGTGGACGATTACCAGGATTATTTTAATATGGGAATTTCAATAAGATCGAGACCTTAATATGATATATGAAAACCTAAACAAGCAGCCAGGAGAGCCTCCAAGATACTACCAGCAAATCCAACAGATTATTGATGATTTCAAGGCCGATCTATTGGCGTGCAAACCTGGACAGGCCGTTGAAGTGAAGCGGAAACGGAAGCCAAAGAGTCAGAAACAGCTTGGCAATATCTTCGGGAATATGATAGCCAAGATAGAGTATGAGGCCAATGAGGTTAGGCAAGACGGCGTTGATGGCCTTATCAAATACCTAAAACAACTTGATATACCTAAGGGAGTGGAGGCTACCCCTGACTTCGTAAAAAAGGTTTTGTACACGGTAGCCCCTACATTTAATGGACTTGGAAAAGAAATAACCTTGAGCAAGATGGACACGAAACAGGCGGCAGACTTTTTCAAAAGGGCGGCGCTTATGATGTCAGCATACGTCACAATACCAGACCCAACAGTTAATTGGAAAATAAACGAAACTACTTTATAAAAAGGTTGAAAGATGGCCTTAACTGAAGAAGAAAAGAAAGAGCGACGAAAGCTAACACAAAAGAAATGGAACGCCGCCAATAAAGACTATAAAAAAAACTACTACGAGGCCAACAAAGAAAAGATAAAGGCCAGAAGTAGACTGCATCATGCGAATAATAGGGAAAAAAACAACGCTAGATCAAGGGAATATCAAGCGGAAAACCGCGATGCTATATGTCAGAAAAAGAAAGAGTACGTCAAGAAAAATAGGGATAAGGTGCGTAAGTGGATGGCTGATTATTATATAGCTAACAAAAGCAAGATAACAAAGAGGTCTAAGGATCACTATTGTTCCAATATAGACGCATATCGTAAGACTCGGGCTGAATATAGAGATAATAATAAAGACAAAATTAAAGAATGGAACAAAAAACGAACCGTGGACTTAGCAGACAGATATGTAGTGCAATTACTTTTCGGAAACACATGCAATATTCCGGTCAAAGACATACCTAAATCACTAATACAGGCCAAACGGGCCGAAATAAAATTAAGACGTTTAATTAAGGAGCAGTAAAATGACAGACAAGAAAATCAAAGACATCAACGATCTACGGGACAGGCTTGAGGTATTATATATCAACCTTGAAAACGGGCGCACACGGGCAGCAGAAGCCAAAGAGCTTGCTAATATCGGCGGTAAGATGATCTCTACGGCAAAGATACAGCTTGAGCAGAAAGTGTTTCTGAAGGACACTACGCCGATTATGTTCTTGCAGGGCAAATAACTACACTGCATAATTACTAACAAGGTATTATGCAACCATGGGCGCGGCTCCGACACCAACCCGGAGTCGCGTATATTTTAGCTAAGGAGCAAATCATGGAATATAAATTTAGAGGAAAAGACGTTAAGACAGGTGAGTGGGTTTATGGGTTTCACTGTGTATGGCAGGGAATACACCTGATATTCGACTCTCCGTTTAACCTATTTCATAACCCAGTTGAAGTCCACTCAGACTCTGTAGGCATGTGGACAGGACTTAAGGATAAGAGTGGGATTGAGATATATGGGGGGGATGTTGTTAAGGCAAATAACCCAGTTGAAGTCCACTCTACTATTGAATACATTGGTGCTGGATACCATCGATCAACACGACTGCCCATGTATACGAATCCAACTCCCCCTGACTCTGGAATTTGAAGAAACTAGGTTCGACAGGCCTATCAAAAAGGACTAACAATGCAAAGCTGGATTAAACTACAAAGAAAGCTGATATGAAAGCCAGGAAAACAGACAACGAACTATTCGATATACTCTGGGAAGTGTACCCACCCCGTATAAATAAATCTGGGGTTATGGAAAAGAGAAAGAAGAAACCTGCTAGGATAAAGTTCGAGAGTCTCAATCTATCCAAAGAGATGGTTTATGATCTGGTTGCATGGATCAAGAAAGACGTTGACCTGAGAGCCACATCAGAAGCATCAGGTGGCTTTTATTCCCCGCCGCCAGACCTTGTCGTATTTCTGAATCAAGAGAAATGGACAGACGAGATCGGCGTTGTAGTAACTAAGGCACAGCGTAAGGAAAAGAACAGGAGAAAATCTGTCCTACTTGGTAATATTAAGAGTTATATATCCCAGTTTGAGAATATAATACACGAGTGGACAGTACAGGAACTCTTGCATCACAAGCAATTCCGTTACGCTTGTGATGCTTATCCAAAGGTCAAGGCATGGGCGCTAGAGCAAAGACCGGAGCTTAAGGGTGCAAAACCGGATAAAGCGGATAATCCGCCCTATCCGCCCCCTGTAAAGCCCAAAATCCTACCTAAAGCCGAAAATCCTACCCCAAATCCTACCTCTGATGCTAATTTACCACCCCCGGATGACCCGGTAAGAGCGGCAATGTTGAAGAAATTTACAAAAGAATATGATTTATTTTGAGAATTAAGCTTGACTTATGGAAAATAGATGTTATAATTTAACTTTAAGACATGACACTTTATACGGAACACATTCCAAAGAATTGAGGTGTAACATGCAAATGGGGTTAAAAGCCCTAAGAAAGTTAATAATGAAGAAATCGACTAATCACAACTTATTGCAGGTTTTAATAACCCTACTGGCGTTTTCTTTTAGTCGAGAACTTCCCGCCATAGGGTTTTTTTATGGAGTGATATAATGTATTTAGGAGCTTACGTTAAACAGCAAAGACTCTTGTTGGGTATGACAGCCCAGGAATTAGCTGATAAGGTTAATGTCGGCACTACCTACATATCACACATTGAGAATCTACACACAATACCATCTCCAGATATGACAGTAAGAATAGCTAAAACAATAAAGACCGACCCTGAATGGCTTATTAGAACTGCTGCTAAAGATGAATTAGAAAAAGCAAAAAAGAAAATAAATGCCAAATTTGGGGTAAATTTTACAATTTAATAACAGACTACATAAACACTATGATCTAACTTACAATGACACAAGCGTTCATACCGAGGTGACGGTGAAGAAGTGGACTACTGCCGTCCGAGCGTGCCGAATTAAGTAAACAAGGCTTGATTGTAAGAAATAAGGTCAAAAGCATAGGGTTATAATAGAAAAAGGTTTTCCCGTAGTCTTAACACTTGAGCAGTACGGACTACTTAAGGGAAACTCGGAAGAAAGCTAAGTAAGACTAAAATAGGCAATAATAGAAAAAAAGGCATAGATAGACGAAAGGATAGATGAATAATGAGTAGATTTATATATAAAGGTAAGTGTTATTACGTTGACACTTCTTACTCCGAAGAGTTTAGTGTAGATGTTGACGAAGCACTTGAGAAATGCAAGCAACTTAAACCCCGCCAGCCCGACACAGCCCTTGTAGAGTTCGCCCACAAGGTAATCAAAGAAGTATGTTGGGGTTATCCCGAACTAAACGCTTGTACCATCCAAGACTTAGCTGAGGAGCTTGGGTTAGTAATTCCTCACACAGCAACCAAGGACGATGTTGACGAAGAATCTGATTTTGAAGTGGGTGATATGATATATGTCTTTTCAGATAAACTTAAGGAGAAAGACTAATGATCAAGTTCACAGTACAAGGCAAGCCAAAGGCGTTAGACCGCTCCCATACAAACAAGGGCAGGCATTACGATCCAGACGCTGCCGCTAAAAATGATTTTGCAATAAAGTGTAGCCACAAGCGACCGAGAGAGCCATTCGATTTCCCCCTGCATGTTTATCTGCAATTCCACTTCAAGAATCATCAAAGTGAGGGCGATATTGACAACTATATCAAGTTTGTCTTCGACGCGCTTAATAAAATTTTCTGGAAAGACGATAAATGTATCCACCGGGTAACCGCCGTTAAGGTGTTTAACGGCAACCCCAGAACCGAAGTTGTTATTATGGAGATTGACAATGACGAAACAATATCTTATAAGGAGTAAGTAAAATGAGCGACTACACAGAAAGACAGTTGGAATATATTAACAGTGTTGCTGGAAACGCTCATATGTCTGCGGTCGAAATCATCGGCGAGCTTGAAGCGGAACTGGCAAAATATCAGTGGCTGCCGAAAGACGAAATGGTTTATGGTGAAGCCGAACCAAAGAAAGAAGGCGAATAAATGAAAAAGATAAGAATATTACTATACCGTACTGTTTGGAAGTTGAAGCTCAAATACTTCTTCAACTGGCTAATCAGTATCAGGACTTTGAGCAAGTGGAGTCATGTTGAGATATTGGACCCCGACGATGGCATAGATATAGGCGGTACAGTTCAGGATTTCTGGAACAATGGCACTTGCTACACGTCCACCTTGCGAGGCTCTTGCAACGGCACAGTAAGCCGTAACGCCTCTTTAGTGCTAGACCACCCGGAGAACTGGGACTACATAGAGATCGAGCTTACAGAAAAGCAGTATGAAGTCCTTATCTGGTGGCTTGATATGAAAGTTGCTGCCAATATGGGCTACTCGAAACGAGATACAATGAAATTCTTAGTTCCAGTACATTTCGACGATTATCAAAGGGATATTTGCAGTGAACTAATCAATAATGGGCTTGTCGTAATTCAAGTCGTACTAGGCTTTGGCATCGTCTCTCCCGCTAAGGTTGTTAAGAAATTAACGAAACTAGGCTTGAAAGTTAAGTCATTACTTTAGAAAGGAATAAGAAAATGAGCTACTCGGAATGTAAATGCCCATATTGCGGAAAAGAAGTAGAAATAAACCATGACGATGGACAAGGATATGAAGAAGATGTTACACACCAGCAGGAATGTAGTAACTGCGGAAAGACTTTCGTGTTTCAGACTTCAATTATATGCTTCTATGATCTTGAAAAAGCCGACTGTCTAAATGGTTCAGAGCATGATTATAAGCCAACTGTGACAAACCCAAAGGAATGTACTCTAATGAGATGCGTAATGTGTGGTGACGAACGAACCCCAACTAAATCAGAAATGAAAAATATTTTAAAGGAATAAGAAAATGAAAAATTGCCCTCATATTAAAGGAACCAAGCGGGAATACATAAGAAAAAAACGTAGGTCTATTGTTAAAGCTAGGACAGCTCTTGAAGAACTTCGTTATGGCAGTGCGGTAACTCTTATATTTGGCGGCCTCGAATTTAGGAATGCTGTACGCGAAATGGATCGAATATTACAGCGGATGGATAACATCACTAAACAGTTACTTTAGAAAGGAAAGAAAATGCGTGACAAAGAAATGATTAAATGGCAGAAAAAACGTATCGCAGCACTTGAGGTAGAAATTAAACAACTTGAATCTCGCCAGCCTGATCTAGAGTTTGTCCAGCAAAATCGACAGCTTAAGAATACAAAGAATAGTCTATAAAATTAACCAAAGTAGAAAAACCAATGACTAAAGGAATAAGAAAATGAGTAACGAAAATAAACAGTCGCTATTAGAACTCAAGCAAAAAATAGACAACCTCATTATATGTCATTGCGACCCAGATATGACAATTAGAGAGGCTAACGATAGGTCAAATCATGTATATTCGGTTCTGTCTAAACCAAGCGAAAGTTGATTAGAAAGTGAGCGTAAATGAAATTGAAACCAAAGTAGAAAAACCAATGACTAAAGGAATAAGAAAATGAGTAACGAAGAACTAATTAAAGCATGGAAATATAACGAGAAACCATTTTTGTATGTTGGAAATAGCCAAAATGAACGCACGGCAATGCAGTCGCTAGCTTGGCAAATAACATACGGTAAAGATTTCATAGACTTAGAAGATGAATGGGGTAGGCATTACAACAATGAGCACCAATTCGAGAATCACCTTACTTACCGTCTACCATTTGACTACAAAGTTGAACCTGAGACAGTTGAGTGCAATATATGGCTAGATACAGACTGTTTGGTATACGATAGGAATAATTCTGTACTGAAAATAGCCATAGAGGAGGCCTTATCTGACCCAGACTTCACCGGTTTTAAGTATGAGGGCATATTATTTGGACGTCTTTACAAATGCAAGTCAACAGGACAATGTAAGACTATGATAAATTTCGATGATCTTGATAAATACGAAGTTTGTGACATGACCAAAGCTAGCGCCCTATTCAGGGGGTCAAAATGAAAACCCTAATAATACTAACGCTACTGGCCCTCACTTGCTCAGGCTGCGTCCAGCTTATCGACGAGAGACCAGACGGGTCAAGGTTTAAGGTCAACAGCTTATGTAACTCAACAGGCTTTGACGGGTTGTACTGGGACCCTAATGGCTTCATGGAGGTAAACAAGTATATCGCCATACCCGCCGACATTGAACTGTATATCGACCCAATTACAAAAAGGATTGGCTTTAAGTCGAAGACTAATGAATTGCCGGATAAATAACAGAAAGCGAGGCAGAAAATGAGCAAAACAAGGAAAAAAATTGACTGGACAATCAGGACTTTCAGCCAGTGCGGAGAGGTTTATGAACCGCGGAAATTTACACCAGTGAAATGCTTGCCGAAAGAGATTGAAAATGTGAGCGTAAATGAAATTGAAACCAAAGTAGAAAGGAAAGAATTATGAAAGATTTTATAATATCAATGATACCAATAATATTAATAGTAACATTTTTAATAGTTACAGTAGCGTTTGAAATGCGTTATAGATTGTGTAAACCTATAAACAAGGACGAAGTGACATCGAAAGTCGATACAAACACGGATGAAGAATACAAGGAATATATAGCAGCCTTGCGGTTGAAGTCGAGGCAGCAACAGCTATCGAAAGTTGAACAAGGAATATTATCCGCATCTTATCGCCTGCCCAACAAGGGGCTTGTTGATGCGACTGGCGGCATAACCGAAGAAGATTAAGAAAGTAGAGGTGTAGAATGTGGACAGCAATAGCATTTATAATCGGGGCGATAATAGCGGCTCCTATAGGTTTTCTGGCTTGTGCAATATTGACTTGCGGCAAGAATGCTGAACTTGACAGAGACAACAACGAATTAAGATGTGCAATGTTCGATCACTGCGAGAACCAATGCGAAGGCGATGCAAGGGACGCTTGCTATTCTTGCCAGATATTCCTTAAACGGCGAAAATTGGATGAGCGATGCTAGACATTAAAGATATAACCAATAAGATAATACAGGGTGATTGCTTAAAGGTAATGAAGCAGATGCCGGATAATTGCGTTGATCTCACAGTTACCAGCCCACCTTATGACAACCTCAGAGACTACGAGGGGTTCGTGTTTAACTTCGAGGGCATTGCACAACAGCTTTACCGTGTAACTAAGACTGGTGGCGTTGTGGTGTGGGTTGTCGGCGATGCTACGATTGACGGAAGCGAAACTGGTACATCCTTTAGGCAAGCCTTATACTTCAAAGAACTCGGATTTAATCTGCACGACACAATGATATATCAAGTACCCGGTGCCGGAGCTAAGGGTTCTAATAAATGTTACTGGCAGGTTTTTGAGTATATGTTTGTCTTCACTAAAGGAAAGATAAGCACTGTAAACCGCATAAAGGATAAAAAGAATATTAAACGTGGAACTAAATGCACTAGCAATAAACAAGCACGCGATGGAGTCGGCACGAGACTACATCCTAAAGAGGGTACAGTAGTCGGGAAGTTCGGGTATAGGGACAATGTATGGGTAGTTCCCAGTGGCAACGGACACGGAGATTACACAGGCCATCCAGCGCCATTCCCAGAAAAATTAGCCAAAGACCACATAATAAGCTGGAGTAACGAAAACGATTTAATACTAGACCCATTCACGGGAAGTGGCACAACGGCAAAGATGGCGTCTTTAATGAACCGCAACTACATAGGCATAGAGATAAGTCCTGAATACTGCGAGATCGCCCGTAAGCGAGTACAGGAAGCAAAAGATTCTATGGGATTGTTTAAATGAACTGCAAAATTTGAATGATAAAAAAGAATATCTTTGTTCGTGTGGCAGAATAGCCGAAGTTGTAAGCGATGGCAAGTTGATGTGCTGGGAACTATACTTAATAGATGCTCCTGTTAAATGGCATGATAAATATAAAGGACAGAAAGCAAGACACAATAAAAACCCCGCCAAGGGAAAGGAAATAACATGACAACTGAAAAAAAGCGGCGTGCTTATAACCATAGAAATGGCTATGAGATCAAAAGCGAGCTAAAAAGCCGCATTAAAAAATTGATAGCCAAAAATAAGGAACAGGCCGACGATAACATTTCACAACGCAAGCTGATCGAAAAACTTACCAGGGTCTTTAAAAACTTCAAAGATGTTTTGCCTGACGGCTTTGTAGATCAGGCATGTCCCATAATAAATGAATATGAACGCAGGTTTACTATTATACCCGAAAAAGACAAAAAAGACCATCCAGTATTTAAGGGAAAGTAAAAGAAATGAAATAACCCCGCCAAGGGGTATTAGGTCTTGACAGGGCGAAAGGAAAAGCAATAAGCTCTAAGATGTAATGTTATGATAAACGAGTCTGCAAACCAATCCGATAGCTCCGAGAACAATAGCAGTGAAAAACCAGCATTCCGTTTTATTGAATCTTTTAAGGCGGTCAATATCTAATACATGACCTGGCTTTCCGTTACCAAAAATAACCGTCCTAACCTCAGCCATACGCCTCCTGTCCTCTTGAGCTTCAGTTGCAAGCATCGTAACTGCGGTGTGTATCTCCGTTAGCTTCTCGTCCCTTTGATCGTTAGTCATTGGTGTGGCTCCTTTTAAATTTGTCAATGTTATCTAATGCCGCCGCTACCACGAATTTTATAATTTTGTGCTGATACACCTAGGCTTTCAGCTATCATTGCGGCTAAAATATCAGCAGATTCCGGATCTTCCATCAATTCTTTGAGCGTCTCAAACGGCAATGGAACAAATAAATCACCTGCCATTGTTAGAGGTGTAATCTTTTTGCCGGTACGCCAATCTTTTTTTCCATGTATTAGTAATGGTATTTTAGTTGCTGTACTTGCAGCAGGAGCTAGTTTATTCTCAAGAAAACTCCATACAAGGTCCATCGACGACATACCGCCATAACTTCCAGAGTCAAGCTCAAGCTGCCTTCCAGAGCTTGATGTGAATGTGCCATTTGCTATTCTTAGAGCAAGCGTTATCATTGAACCAGACCCTCCAGATATGTCAAACCTTGTATTTCCAATTCTAATCTTACCTGTGTCTGATTTGCCTGGTTCAACTTCCACGCTTCCAGGGAATATCTTATTTGCTATGAACAAAATAGCCGCTTGTCCTAGTATTATCTGGAGTAAATTTCTAAGCGCTTGCCTTTGCGCAAACTTGCTGAATGATGGATTAGCAAGCCCTATTGAGTCTGAGAAGTTAAATGGTTGTAGCAAGAACACATCAAAATTAGATGCCAACATTTTTGGCGACCATAGTACGCTATTTACGAATCCCGGCTTTCCTCCATAGCTTCCAACCTTACCTCTTGCTGTAAGGGAGTTCACCAAAAGCCCGATACTCTCTAATTGAAACTTGTCATTAAGGTCAACTCCGGTTTTCTGTGCTATGTCAAAATACATCTTAGCAGTTCGGTATCTCATATAATATGCAGACGCCGTAAATGCGTCCTCTGATGCCTTGAAAGCTCTGCCTATTATTGGTATCTGTGACGGCCAATGCACCGGAAATTCTTCTTCCGCTACTGCTGTAGCCACTTTTGCTCTTCTCATCATATCGTACTGCGGATCTGATAAAATCTCCGCCCGTACAATATCCATTACAGGCTTGCCAACTAAACTTCCTGCCATAACCTTGAATGACTTAAAGAATGTTTTTAGCCAAATATCACCTGCTTTAAAATTTCCTGTAATACCAAGATAGAATAGTTTAATTCCCTGTCTACCGATAAAACTATTATCCATTGATGCTCTGATAGATTTTGCTGTACCAGCAATATCTGTGAGCACCTGTATCGGACTCAGCCAACTCTTTAATCTCTGAGGTATTGCTTTTTTAGCAGTCTTAAGTTGAATAGTCTCAACATAATTCTCAAACGCAACAACGGCTAACCCGTATTGCATTTCAGTTTCCGTTGGCCTTCCGTATTGAGTCCGTCTTGGGCTAGCTTCCATTGCCAGTTTCGTACTCTCAATACCTTGAGAGAGTCTCATTATCGTCTCAACTTCTGCTTTAGCTATCCCCCCACCCTGCTTAAGAACTTCCCTTGCCGCATCAACAGCCCGCTTTGCAGTTCCCTTTTCTTCCCTAAGTTTCTTTAGTTTAGCATCTTCTGGGATTGCCTCACGTTGTTCTTTGGCAAAGTCCCCTTTTTCAATGCGTTTATTGAGCTTGTTAATGTCAGTCTGCAGCCTTGACTTGGCAGCCGCTATTCTCTGTGCCATAGTCATCTTAGCCTTGCCGAACATTTCATCAAAGAGGCTCTTTAATGCGTCTTTCTTAATTCTTAGTGCTTCAACTTCTGCGTCTGTAGGAGTTGGCCGTTTGGTCTTTACGGTTTTTTTCTTATCCGCTATCTGTTTTTCAATGTCGGCTATGCTGTTTTTAAGTCGAGTCTTTATTGCGCCAAGTGCAGATTTAAGTTGCTTTGCGGGATCAGTAACTTCAAATCCGCCTTTTTTCTTTGCCTCACCGACCTGTTTAATTAATGCCCGCTCTTTATCGCTTGGAGTTCTTCGCTCAACGCCTGTCTTTACAGGAGCTATTCCTGCGGCCATGTCTTCTAGCTTGGATAGTTGCTGGAGTTGCCCCTTAAGGTCTCTCAAAACTTCATCTATCTCTTCTGTGCTTAATCTGATGAACTTGCCATACCCACTAATCGCATCTGATACTTCTCGTTTGGTAATATCAGGGAAAATGTCCTGCAATTCTGTATGTGCAGAATCTACAAGTTTTGTTCTCGTATTTGCACCTTGCATAATCAATGCTTTTGCAAGTTTGTTTATCTGGTAAGAGAAAGCAGTAATATCTTTCCCTGCATCTACACCTACCCTTATTTTCCCCAAAGTGGTAGATATATTCGCTTCTGCCAACTTTGCAGTTGCCTTTTTCCATAAATCTGTAAGGTGAGGTTTGACCTTTTCGCCAAACTGTTTAATCATTGCATCTTTCCACGCTGGAAGGTTTCGGCCAATCGCTTCAAGGTGATAAACTGAAACTTCAACAATATCAATCATCTTTTTCGGGTCAATTCCTGCGAATAGCTTCGATGTGTCTCCCAGTCTCTTTATTGCTGCGTCGGCCTTATCTTTAGTAACAACCTTATTTCTTGCCCCGTAAGTCTTTGCTTTTATTACAGGCTCTTCACCTTTGGTTATGTTTTCTACAAGGCTGTTTGTTTCTCTTTCGCCGAGCTTCTTTTCTGCCTTAGCAAGTGCCTTTTCTGACGTAGCAAGTTCCTTGCGGAGTTTCTTAATTGTGGCTTTTTCGTTTTCTGATAACTGCTCTTCTCTTGCTTGACGTATTTTCTGGATTGCTTTTACTGCGGAATGTTCACCAAGTTCACCATAGGCCCGTATTCTTTGGCCCATTACAGTAGCTTTTTTTATCAATTCAGAGTTCAACGCAAGCTCTGTCAGTGTGTCAACATCGCCTTCCCGTGTTGCCTTGTTAGCTACTGCAATGTAAACCATTTCAGGGATAACTCCTGGAGGTGCGGCTTCTTGACCCATTGCGACTTTCACGGCTCTATCGTAATCATTGATTATTAAATCAGCCGCAAGTTGACCCTGTTCGTCTAGGCTAACAATCTGGTAATCTGGTATGTCCTGAAACGAATCTACAAGGCCTTTTTTAATTGCCTCTGTTTTGACGCTTTTTGATACACCTCTTGGTTTTGTCTCTTCTGTGGCCTTAAAAGGTGCGTCTTCTGGCTTGGCTTCTTGGGCTTGGGCGAGCGATTCAGTGTCTTTTACAATTATAGCTGGAATTGATTTCTTTCCCATTCTAGCAAGTGCAGTTATTCTATTGCTCCCCTCAAGAACTGAAAGTCCATCTGAGTCCTGTACTAATATCAACGGTTTTATTTTCCCTGACTTGGTTATTTCCTCAACCAACTCATTTGCCCTTTTATCCTGACCTACTGTAGCTGTCTTTTTTAGCCCCTCTATCGACCCTGTTTCTAAGTCTCCAAAATTCTCAGACAGAGACACTTCTTGTACCCCAGAAACTTCCTCAAATTCACTACCATAAGTAGCTTCTATTGAATCTCTATTAGGCACATCATCAAGCACTTCAAGCCCATCAACTACTTTTCCTGCCTTCCTGTAAACTACTGGACCCTCTTTGCCTTGCTCTACCACCTCCCCTACTTCGCCCTGTGCCTGTTCAGGCGTAATCTCCGTAGACTCTCCCTCAGGCTTCTTAACCAACACCTTACTGTCTTGAACCCAGACAGGCTTACCAGTTTGATCTGAGAGCTTTTGAGCGACATCAAGGGCTTTCTTGCCTTTGTCTTCTGTTTCGGCCTCTACCGGAGCGTCAGGCTCTTTCTCGGCCTTATTAACCTCGTCTCTGAACTCCTTAGTGTTGACAACCTCTTGGATTGTCGCATCTTGCTCACCTGCGGTCTGGGTAACTATCTCGGCAATGCGAAGTGCGTCTGTAGACAAGATTCCTCTATCGACCATCATTGCAGCAAGTGCCTTGATATTATTGTGATCTTTAAACCGGAAATTGGCTAGATCCCCTCCCTTTTTCTGTATTTCCTTTTCTATCTTGTCTATATTTGTTCGCCTGTCGAGCATATCAGCAACTTCAAACGATGTTTGCCTATCGAAATTATACTCTTTTGCTATGGAGTTTTCAAGATCGATCCTGCTTTTGACTTCCGGTAGTGGTGCTTGACCTTCTACGGCTTTTGCGACCTTACCGCCTGCCCAGTTTATCGTAGTCGGTACGCTGGATATTGCTCCTGCGGAAAATGGAATAATAGTAAACAATGCAGACTGCAATAATAGCTCATCTTTGTTTGGGATCATCGACTTGGCTACGCCTGTAAGATAATCATCATCCTTATCTCGATACTGGTCATCAAGTCTTAATATTGGTTTAACTACTTTATCAACATACTCCTCTGTCATCTCACCAAATATGCCGTCAAATTTTCCAGCCTTAAGCAGTCTATTCATTTGTTTTTTTATTGCCGCTAAACTACCCTTCAGTTTAGGTGGTAGTTTATCAAAAGAACGAAGTCCTGTTCTCTTCATATACGATGCTATTTCGTCGATCTTGCCAACTATTTGTTTTGGTACAATTTTTAGAACACCACCTCCAACATTGAACACACCTTTTACAAGATCATCTCCAAGTGTTTCTATGTAATAAGTTACCGCTCCTTCTGCTATGGATTTTGGTAATGCTTGTATAAGTGATTGCCCTTCGTCGGTCTTGATAAATTCTCCAATATCACCGGCATAGCCCTTGTCTGTCATTCGGGCTATCGTTAAATCTGCCTGCATAGATGGATTAAGCAAAGCACTTGCGGTTGCTGAGCTTAATTTTCCTGCATTTGCAGCTATTAGCCGAGGAACGCCTATTTTATGTAATTTAGCGGCAGACCTCAGCCCTATAGCCTTACCTCCTGCTAATTGTGTAGTAACGCCTGATAATAATGCTATTTCAGTCATATACTTCGCAGCATTTAAACCAAGGTTTGATAGTGAAGCAGCGAACGTCTGTCCCCTTGCCATTGACTCTTCCATGTTAAAGAAGTGATTTCTCATTAATAATAAATCTCTGTCGTAATCTGGGCTAAGTCCATGCGAGGTAAACTTGCTTTTGGCATAGCTTGCTTCAGGGTCTTGTAGTCTATTTATTGCATCACGAATCTCGCTGCCCTTCATCGCCTTAATAATAGTGAATGGCATATACTCTCTTGTGTCTTTACGGTCATGGAACTCTGCTGTGTCAATTATACCCTTTGACTTGTAATATTTATCCCTTTCTTTGGCATCACCAAATCCGACTAATTTATCTATTTCGTCTGCTCGATCTCCGTCAAGGCTTGTGTCCCAAGCTGAAGTAACGTAAGAAGCTGATGGATCATCAACAAGATATTCAATTGTATCTCCTCCAACCCCGAAAGCATTAGGTTTGTTCCTGAAAATATTTGCTTTGCCTATTGCTTCGGCAGCATCCTCACCACCGCCTCCGAAATAAGCAAGTATCATATTTATATCATATACGTCTTTAAGCTCTACTTGTTTCTCGTCTTTTGCCTTCTTAGCTAGTGCACGTTGTCTAATATATTCCTTTGCCATAAACTTAGTTCTATCGTCGTCAGGAAGCCTCTGTGCATTATATTTTATTGTTTCGTCCTGTGTTCTTGGTCTTGTTTTTGTTCCTGTTTTCAGCCCAGCGGTTAATCCAAATCTATTACTTGGGTTATTTTCTAATACCATTTCCGGTGCTGGCTGGTTAAGTATTTGGTGGATATTTATTTCGTCAATATCAGCGGTAAGTTCTTCTATCTCGGCAAATGGACGCTGGTAGTCTGTGGCTATGTCATATACAGCCTTAGACCTCTTGGCTGTATCATCCGCAGAAAGTCCGTGGTATGGGTTCTGGTTGATTCTGACTGGCCGTAAACTCTTTATTCCGACCTCTGGGCTACTACTATCAGATGTCTCTAATGGCCTTAGCGTTTTTAATCCTTCGCTCATTCTACTCTGTACCCTTTAGATATGGCTAGTTGAAGTTCAGAAGCGTCAACTGTAAATCTATCCCCAGCTTGATTCACAACAATAATAGTCTTGGTAGTTTCTTTACCTTCCTGCTCATAGGTATCTTGAACAGGTTTCCCGGAAACAATACTAGCCATGTGCTTTCGCATCTCTTCTACATTAGGTTTGCTGCCTTTTGCTATTTCAGTATCAACCCATTCAAGAAATTCAGTATTATTTATCTCAACACGATTCTCTTCCTTAGACGTTCCCCACCAATTTTTCCCTTGGTCTACTGTTACGGATTCTATACTTGAAGCCATGGCTCTAGGATAGGGATTTTCTATCCTGTCAATACCCCATTCGTATTGTTCTTTTGTTATCGACTTCTTCACAAAGAACTCATCCATTAGTTTATCTTTAGCCCCAAGAGTTCCTATTTCTCCAAATTGAGCACTAAATACAGCATCCCTTGATGCTTTTAGTCCATTAGCAGTCGAAATCTCTGCGTTAGGAGTCCAAGAGCCTTTAATAAATTTCTGGAAATTTTCCATATTCTTCGGATCTACGTTTGAATTTGCAAGGTCATCATAATTTGCATCACTTGTCAACATTAAGTCTGAAAGCTCTGTGTATGAATCAAGTTCTTTTTGGTGCTTAACGGTCGTGGCCTTCTTATCCATTCTTGACTGATAACCACTTGCATTTGCGGTTAAAGTGCCTTTTTCTGTTGGGCTAATTAAGCCAGCCTTAACAGCTTCGTTAATTGGGGCATAAGCATCCTTTAATGAACCACCATTATCAATAATCTCTTGGAATTTGCCTGTTACTGATTCTTTTATCCGGTCCTGTATATTCACCTCACGCTTAGCGTCAGCGTCGGCCTTCCATGACTCATAACCCGCCATCCTCACCTCGTCAGTGTCCAGCAAAGGATTCTCCCAGTCCTCTATTAGTCGGATTGTTGGATTTCCTTTTTCGTCTAATATTGGCTCACCTTTTTCGTCGGTGGCATACTCTAGCCCATAAAACGACATACCGTTTGCAAGCTCAAGCTGGTAATTGGAGTCCGACATTGCGCTTGCAGTTCTTCTGGTGGCTTCTCTAATTCCCAGGCTCCAGTTTTTGGTATAGTTCTGAACGTCCTTCTCATTTTTAATACCAAAGACACGCCTCGTCTGCGATAAGTCCTCGTTTGCTTTCCATAATTCAAATTCGTTCGCAGCCCTTTTGTTGGTGAATTTATATGAACTTGTCTGACCTGCCTCTAAGCCGGGCATGTATGTTTCGGTATCAGCGTTGTCTTGTAAACCTTGCTCATAGTTAAAAAACTTTGTCAGGTAGTCGGTCTTTGCGGTATTAAGCTGATCGTGAAATTCAGCCTTTTCTTTCTGTTCCATGAACTGCATGCCGAACTCAGTAACCATGCCCCCCGCTCTGGCAAGTTCTCTGTTTCCCTGTGTAGCGGCGGCAATGTCCGAAGCGGAAAGATTGCCCACGCCGCTAAGCGGGGCTAATCTTTGCTGTCTGTAGTATTGTGATACTTCTGGCATAATTTATCCTTTATCTTTGTACGAACGTGCCTTTAACTACTGCTACTACTGCTACTACTGCTACTACTGCTACTACTGCTGCTACTACTGCCAGTATCTTTTTGCTTACCGCCTGCCTGGCTCATCAGGAACATTGTTCCAATTCCAGTAGCAAGGTTGGCGACACCCCTTATCCTAGCACTTCTTCTGGCAAGCCGACCCTGCCACCTTGCCAGCGACCCTTTATTCCTTAATTCCATAGCTTTCACACCGTAGTTTCGGGATATTACTAAAGCATCAGCTTCAAACTCCCTCGAAGTATTTGCCAGGAGCGACAAATTAGAGCCTGTGATCGCACCGCCGTTGGCTGCCATCTGTGCGATTTGTGACGCTTGGGCGCGTTTGGCCTGTTTGCGTTTCTCTCTGGATTCATACTGGCCGGCCTCCTGGACAGACTTAGCCTGCCGGTTAATCTGCTGTTGCTGTTCCGTGGCTAACCTATCAGCCTGTTTACCTTCTTCCAGGGTCTGCTTGTATGATAAGGCCAATCCTGCACCTGCTGTTATTGCACCTGCTATTGCTAACGTTGCCATTATAAAATCCTCGAATAAAGCCACGCGGTCGATTTGTCGGGATTGTACCCCATCATCCCGTCCGGAGTTTCACACTTAAAGCCGAAGAACTTTACAAACTTCTTGCCGACCTCATCGCTGATAGTCGCGTGAAATCTGCGAACCCCAAACCGCTTTCCCTGTTCTTCTAAAAATCTTTTTACATTTCTTATCACTGAAATAGTCCTGTCTGTTCTAATTAAACTGAACCAAACCTCACAAACACCATCCCATAGAATAGACGCTCCGAAACACGCTATCCTTCCGTCCTCGTCTTCAAGTACCCAGGCCGGGCCTCTACCCTGGTCAAAAAAGTCGTAAAAAACTTCCCGAAGCCATTCGTGTTCAAGCACCAGAAAGGGGATGTCCGAAATAACCATTTCTCGTGTTGTAGGTTTAGTTATTTCTTTAATCATCGCTAACCTCAACTTTAGTTTGCACTGCCGTTATATTGAAAGGGAAAGGATCTTCCTGTACGAACTTAATCTGAACCTCGTCAGACCAACCACCGTCCACCTCTAATCGTATCAGTCCGGTATAAGGATCATTTGAACCGTTAGTCGTATCTGGCCACTCCGAGAACATAATATCGTACATCGTCGGTTCGGTAAATTGTTCTTTTAAGCCGTATTTT